CAAACCGTGATAAATTCTACCAATAGCTCTTGTTATTTTTCTTGTAACAAATGTTTCGCCTCTTCTTGGGCTTTCATGATTAAATAGAATTCCACATGAAGCGTGCATACCATAACTTTCTCTATAGTTTTTTGTTATAAAGTGACTATAAACTTTTGCACAACCATAAGGAGATCTTGGATAAAAAGGCGTTGTTTCTTTTTGAGGAACTTCCAAAACTTTTCCAAACATCTCGCTACTAGAAGCTTGATAATATCTAATTTGTTTTTTTGTTATGTTTTCATAGCTCTTTATAGCTTCCAACATATTCAAAGTTCCAATAGCATCAACATTTCCTGTAAAAATTGGTTTCTCAAAAGAAATACGAACATGGCTTTGAGCGCCAAGATTGTAAACTTCATCGGGATTGTGTTTAAGTAAAACATCAAAAATAGATGTATAGTCTGTAAGATCACCATAATGCAAAAAAAGAGTCTTATTGTGTATTTCAGGATTGGTTATAAGATGATCTATTCTATCAGTGTTTATAGAAGATGATCGTCTGACCATTCCATGTACTATATACCCCTTTGATAACAATAAATCAGCTAGATAACTTCCATCCTGTCCAGCTATACCTGTAATAAAAGCTACCTTTGTCATAGATCAAATATATCCTTTTTAGTTTTTTTCTTTCTTTTAATTTTTTTGGGATTTGCCATTTGATCAAATCTTTGCATATCCAAATCAGTCAATCCAAAAAAATCTCTTCTTCCTATATCAATTCCAGCATAGGTTTCGTTAAACCAATTATGAAAATCTTTATCGTTTTGTTGTTCGGCAAATTTATATTGTGTGTATTTTTCTCTTTTTTCTTTGTTTATAATTCTAACAAAAGAAAACCAGCAAATTTGAGTTAAATAACCAAAGGGGCTATTTGATTTGCTGGGATCAAAATTATCTATGTATGTTATGCAATTTAACACTGCATCGGAAACCATTTCTTCTCTATATGGATAGTTTGCAAAATTAGGTCTAAAAGAAAGTCTTGTGGCTATTTTTAATATAGCCTCACCGATATAATCTGGTATTTTTGGTTTCTTTTTTCCAGCATTTTCGGCATCAATTCTTTTCTTTTTATATAAAACTAAAGCATCATATAATTCTTGATTATTTACATAATCAGAATCCGATGCTTTTTGTTTTTTCTTTTTTCTTTTTTTCACTGTTATAGTTTACCATATAAATTAAATAAATCAATTAAATATTCTTAATTGATGCCCACCATTCAAACGTAGTCTTTAAACCTTTAGCAAAAGGCCATTTGGGTTTATATCCAAGAAGTCTTTTTGCTTTTTTAATGTTTGCGTGTGTCTTTTTAACATCACCCGCTCGTTCTGAAGCCCTAATAATATTAGCCTCTTGTATGTTGTATTCTAGTTTAAACATGTTGAATACATCGTTTAATGATGTTGTGTTTCCCTGAGCAATATTGAATGCTTCTCCTGTATGGACATTTGGATTTTGCATTGCCAAAACCATGGCTTGGCACACATCTTCTACATAACAAAAATCTCTAGACTGTGTTCCGTCACCATCAAAGCGAATTGGTTTGTTTTGAGATATTGCTGTAGCCCAAGCACAGACCACTGTTGCATAAGCGTTTGATGCAATTTGGTGTGGTCCAAACACATTGAAAAATCTCAAAAAAGCACAAGGCAAACCATAAAAAGTATTGAATTGTTTCAAATATAATTCACAAGAATACTTCTGAAGAGCATATGGGCTTTTTGGTTGTTTGGGTGATTCTTCTGGTGTTGGAAACTTTTTTATATCGCCATAAATGGAACTTGATGAAGCAAAAATAAATGGAATTTTTTTATCATTACAACAAGCTTTTGCTAATATAAGTGTTTTTGTTAAATTTTCTTCGTGACTAATCAGAGGATAATCTACACTAAAAGCTACTCTGGGTACAGCCGCTAAATGAAAGACGCCATCATATTCACCGCATTCAACTTTATCTAGTATAGACTTGTCGGTAAAATCTTTATTGATAATTTCAATATTAGGAAATAAAGATTTTAATTTATTGCAATTTTCTATGTTATTGTCTACAACAACTACAGAATAATTCTTATAATTTTTATTAATATAATGGCAAAGATTTGTACCTATAAATCCTGCGCCGCCTGTGATCAAATATTTCATTTAAAATGCTCCATTTAAAATGTCTAAACCAACATCCATCATTTCATTTGTAATAAATTGATTGTTTCCTAGATACATTCCACTTGTATGAATCAAATCAGAGTTTGGAAAATCTCTATACATATTAACTTTGTTCATGTAAATTTGCTTAGATAAATTTCCTGCAATAAATGGTCTGTTTTCAATTCCTACTGCAGTTAATTTTTCTTTTAGTTTTTCAATATTTTGATTTTTTGAAATAATAGGAAATGCAAAAGAACTTAAACCTTCAGTTATAAAACTAGTATAATACTTTGTTGGGTCTAAACGTGTCATAAAATATTCATAATTTTTATTTCTTATTTTTATGTTTTCTGTTAGTTTTGGTAACTGAAGACACCCCAAATAAGCATTTATTTCAGTATTTCTAAAATTAAAGCCATCTGTCAAAAAAGTAAATCTACGATCACAATTTGTTTCGATTAATTCCTTTTCAGGGTGTTCTCGTAGCAAACCATGTGAACGATTTATAATTAATTGATTATATAGATCTTTATTATTGGTTGAAATCATTCCCCCCTCAATTGTAGTCATATGATGACCATAATAAAAAGAAAAGGTTCCAGCTTCTCCTAAATTCCCAACTTTAGTTGTATAATATGATGCACCATGAGATTCACAACAATCTTCTATAATTTTTACACCATTTTTATAACATAAATCTTGTATTTCTTGAGAGAAAGCATTGAATCCCAAAACATGTGTAATAAACAAATATTTTGGTTTTAATTTTGTTATATAATCTTTTAATTGGTTTATTTCGGGGCCAAAATTATATAAATTATTATCACATAGTTGTAAAAAATCAATCCCCTTTAACTGTAGTGCTGGATTTATATTTGTAGGCCATGTTGTTGATTGACATATCATCCCACCATTACCATATAAATCAATCATTGATTTTACTAATAAAAGATTTGCCGAAGAACCAGAATTTACAAAAACTGAATACTTACAGTTTTGCCATTCTGACCATTCTTTTTCAAATTTTTTAACATATTCCCCTTGAGTAAATTTATCGGTATTTAAAATAAAATTAGCTAAAGAGTTTCGTTCGTCTAAACTAATATTTTCACTGGGCATCAATTTCCAAAACATTATTTAATCCTTTGTAAAGAATTATAAACCATTTTTATTCCGTCTGCAAGTAAAATAAATTTATAATTTGGCATCAATTCTTTTAATCTTTTTGTGCATATATCTTTTCTAAATTGTCCATTGGGTGTATCGGGTTGATATTTAATTTTTAAATGTTTGTTATTTGTTACTTCAAGAGCAATTAAAGCCATTTCATGTATGGATAAGTTTTCATCATTTGCAACATTTAAATTTTCATATATTTCATTATCAATCATGTATTTTATTACATTAGCCAAATCTCTAGCATGCATAAATTGTCTAAGTGGTGTGCCATCACCTAAAAGAGTAATTTCTTCTTCTCCATTTTCAATTGCTTTTTTTATTTTCATTAAAAGCGCTGGAATGAAATGACTTTTTTGATAATCCATTTTATCATTTTCACCATACATGTTTGATGGCATAACATAATTGTATTTTGTTCCAAACTGTTGGTTGTAAGCATCTATTTGGACTGCCAAAACTCTTTTTGCATATCCATAAGAAAAATTTGTTTTGGTTGGTGGGCCTTTGTGTATTTGATCCAATCCCATGGGGTAGACATCACATGTATCTGGAAAAATACAACTACTCAATACACCTATAAGTCTTTCAACACCATTTAAATGTGCGTGTTTCACTAAAAATGTGTTCATCAATACATTATCATCAAAATAAGAAGCTGGATTTTTAATATTATCCAATACACCTCCAACCCTTGCAGCTAAATGTATAATACATTTTGGTTTATGATTTACAAACATGTATTTTACATCATTTTCATTTATTAGATCATATTTTTTGTGTGAAATATGAATAGCGTTTGGATATAACTTTTTCATTTCGCTACCAACCAAACCTTCACTACCAGTTATTAAAATTTCTTCATCTTTATACATTTTGCTTACCTATAATATTGTTAAAATTATCAAACCAAAAACTTGGAATTGGTGTATTTTGTAATTTACATAATTCTGAATTTATTAATACCATTTTATTATTCAATAATCCGGCAGTAATACTAAAGCTACTTGAACCAACTACCAGTAAATCTGAATGAACTAATCCATTAAAATCATTTAAAAAATATTCTCCACTATTACTAATATGATATACTATATTTTTTGTATTAATATTTAAATTTGGATCTGTCCAAGAAAAAATGTGAATAATTGCATCTGGATATTTATTTTGTAAAATTGTTATTATATTTTTATAAACATTATTATCTATTATTCTATATTTAATATCACTCGGATGAAAAATGTCATCGCCTCTTCTAATATGAATTGCTATATTAAAATTGGAATTATAATAAGAAGGTTTTTCTAAAGTATAAGCTTTACTAAATGAATTTAGTAATTTTTGTGTATAAAATTTATCAACACCATTATTAAAAATATAATCGTGAAAATGTGGTTTAACAAAATAAACATTATTGCATACAACTTTCATTACATGATCGTTACATGAACAATGATTGTATCCTAAATTTTTAACAAAATTTTCAATTAAATTATTAGCTCGTTGTAATTCACCGTCTTGATTTGTATCTAAATTTAATAATTTTATTCCCATTAATGGTGTATGGCAATATTCATAATTATTGTGAACTGAATAAGCAATACCTGACAAAATACTCATAAATTGAGATCCAAACCCATCATTTCCTCGTTGTACTGTAATTTTCATTGTAATCTCTTTGCTAATAATGCGAACGTGCTATTTGGATTGTAAAATGTAATATTTGTTTTTGATAAAATCAAAATGTCTTTTAAACCCTCTACAACTGCCAATTCAGAGGTAAATGCATTATTAATCCAAGAATAATTTTTATTAATTTTATGGACATTGTCTTCTTTTGTTCTGATTATAATATTATTTTGATATAATTTTTTAACAATTTCTTCCCATTCTGGGTTGTCTGAACAAAAATATATTTTTGAATTATTATCGGCATTCAATATCTCTTCAATTTTGTTTTTATAGATATCCAATGAAGAACCTACAAAATCAGTAGATCTAGCATGTATACCATACACATTCGTATCTATTGCATTTGATGATATAAACTCATTTACATAATGTATTATGCTATCTTTTATTTTTAATTCTTTTAATAATGAATTTATATTTTCATATAATGGGAGAAAAGTGTTGTGATATATTATAATGTTTCTTTTTTGTTCATTTAAATTCAATTGGTTTATAGGTAAACAGCCAATAAAATCAGCAATTTTTAAAAAAGTTTGGATATTATTGATTTGAGCGTCATTTACTATATCAAAATAATTTGCATATATAACAGTATCATTTAAATCCAAAAATTCTAATTCTAAAAAACTTGTTTGTTTAATATTATTTTCAAAAAGACTTTCAAATTTTGCCATGCATCTAGGTGTTTGTGGCCATACAATTGATAGTTCATCTTGTTTAGCTGATGCAAACATCATACATGATACCAAAGGTATTAATCTATTTCCTAACCCACCCGAACAATAGTTTATTATCATTTTTTTACTATAATATATCTTGTTTGCGATTCTAGAATAAATTCACCACGTTCTATTTTACCATATTTTTCTAATTTTTGTAACCACCAATTTTCTGGCTGAACAGTCATGTGAAACACTATTGGTCCGTGAGAATCGTGTGTGTAAGAAATGGATAAAATAAATCCTTTAGTACTTATTCTATCAAATTCATCTAAGATAGAATCTATATCTTCTGGCAAACAATGTTCTAAACAATCAAAAGAAGTTACCCATTCAACACACTTATCGGGTAGGGGTATTTGTTTAGCTTCAGAGTCAATATAAACTACTTTAGGGTTTTGGATAACATTATTAGTTTTTACGGAAGCGATATCAAGACCATATACTTTTTCTGTAAATTCCGTTATTGCATTACAAAATCTTCCATAACCACACCCCACATCACAAACTGATTTGGGATTTTGTTCTTTTAAATAGGGAATTGCATTTTTCCCCCAAAATCCTCTTCCGTATCCTTCAGAGTGACGTGCTTCGTAATTTTTACCAACATTACCAGAATAAATTTCTATATATTTACTAACTTCGTCCATTTAAAATCCCTTCTTTCCAATAAAATATGGATAATTATTTTTTTCCAAATATTGTTTTAGTGGAGCTTTATAATTGCTATTTTTTAGCTCTACAGTTAACCATAAGAACTCTTGAACTACTTGTTTATCTAGGAATGGATATCTAACTTCAATTCCGTATGACCCACCTACATATTCTTCCTTTGCAATGTAAGACTCCATACTTGAACCAAAAAAACTATTCCAAGGGAATATAGAACATAAATCTTTAGGAAACAGCCCCCCAAAATTAGAATGTTTGTATATTTTTTCTCCATTAAATCCATAGTCTGAATATATTTCATCTGGTCCTTGGCCACTTAAGGCTATTTTGTATGCTTCTCGGCTAGCATAATCACAAATTAAACTAAAGTATCTGGAACCATTATCATCTACCAAAGATAAATCAAATTCATTGTAATCAGATGAAGAAGATGAAATCGTGTACTTAAAGTTTTCTGTTTTTGTTTTTATGTGTTCTATTGCTCTATCAATAAGAGGATCAGATTTATAAAGAATTTCGAATGGTTTATTTTGTTTTTGTAGTAAATCTATTCTAAACGATAGGATATCATGATTTTCCGTACCCATTACAGAATAAGATTTAAAGTTTGAATTTTGTTTTAATAATTCACAGCATATTGCTCCTGAATCATAACCAGAAGACAATCCAATAAAAACTTTTTTATCTGTATTTTTTATTCTTTTAGATATTGAATTTGCAAATGCTGTATTCCAATCATCAAATGATGTTTTATACTGTTTAGCACAATCAAATTTATGAACTTCGTGTTCAGTCAATTCTTTAGATTTTATGTTATAAACATAAGTTGTATTTGGTTTTGCCTTTAGTATTTTAGTAAAACCTAATTTAAGTAATGGATCACTGTAAGAAGCAATTCCTATATTTTCTTCTTCTATAGAATAAAAAATTGGTTTTGTTTTAAACACATCACTACTAAAAATTATTTTTTCATTTTTAAAGTCAACAATCACAATAGCAAATTCACCATCTAAATCTGAACAAAACTTATTACCAAATTCATTATAGCAAGGTATTAGACAAGCACCATCACTATTAAAATTTCCGTATTTTTGGTAATTGTATATTTCACCATTATAGATGGCAACAATATCATTATCAATAAATGGTTGAACCGTATAATCTCCAGTTATTGATAGTAGATTATGTACAAAAGTAAAATTTTTATATACAACTAAATTTGTATAATCTGGACCACGATGTTTGATAATCTGGTTTACTGAATTTAAATCAGTTACTAATTTATTTGTTACTAAAAAGCTACACATTAATATATATGACTGTATCGTTGAGGGATAATAGGATTATTTCCTATTTTACCTGTATGTATATTATACCCATTAGCATACCCAGGCAAAACGACCGGAGTTATACCACATTTCCACAAACAATAAGGAAAACTAATTTGATCCCTAGAACTGTATTTACAAATTTGTTCCCACCACATCATTGATAATTTTTTAACTTGAAATGTATTTTTAAATATAAAAGCTGACATTTCCCATAAACCCTGTTCGGCTGGAAACCCATCTGAAGCATAGAACTCCAATTGTCTTATTACATTTTCTGGATTATCATAGTTCAAGCGTAAAATTTCTTGTCCTTCTTTGTATGCACAGTTCCTTGTTGTGTGAGGAAAACAAGCAACCTCTGCATCTTGCATATAATTTTCAATAATCAATCTAGGGTCTTCGATTACTTCGTGTGTTACATCTCTCCAAATGTAATAATCATAAGTTGATAAAATTATTGGAGACATAATTTTATAAATTTTAGCATTCCGTCTATTGTTGTATATTTCATCTACAGTAAACTTTGGTGCAACAATTTCTTTCCATGTAGATGTATTTCTAGGTTTGTCAACAAAAGCATAATAATCAATACCTTCAAAAGGTATTTCTGGTGGATGCAAAATATCACGATCACCAAAAAGTGATGTTAGTATCGCTATACGCATTACATGCCAATCCATTTTGGATTGGCCAAAGACCAATCAACTAATTTTTTAAGTGATTGTTCTAGATTGTCAACTGGTTTCCATCCAAGTTCCGCCATTTTAGATCCATCTAATGCATATCTCAAATCGTGGCCGGGACGACTGCTATGAAAATCTACCATTTCAGTGATTAATGGTTTGCCTACAAGTGAACTAATCATTTGAGCCAAAGTTAGATTATCTACTTCTCTTTCACCAACAATATTATATTTTTCTCCATGCTTTCCATTTTTTAGCAAAAATGATACTGCATCACAAACATTTTTTGCATGAATATAATATCTGCTTCCAGCTTTGGTTAACGTTTTATTTGAGTGGATTTTTACTGCTTCACCTGTAACGCTTCTTCTGATACAAAGTGGAATAAATTTTTCTGGATGTTGTCTTTCACCAAAAATATTCATGCAGTGTGTAATCATGATTGGCATTTTATAGGTATTATGAAACGATACACACAATTCTTCGCCACCTGCTTTCGAAGCAGCATATGGATTTCCTGAATTGTAACGATCATTTTCTTTATAGTTTACTCCCTCTGGTGCTGGGCCAAATATTTCATCAGTAGAAAAGTAAACAAAATTTTCTAAATTATCTTGTGTTCTTGCAAAATTTAACATATTACATGTGCCAACAACATTATCCATAACAAAGCTCATAGGATCTGAAATGGATCTATCAACGTGTGAGGAAGCACCAATATGCAAAACTGTATTTACTTTTCCTACCATGGAATTCAAAATATCATTTGAATGCAATTCAGCTTTCATATCGTGCCATACAAAAGAAACTCTTTTACCTTCTTTTTGCCAAATAGGAAGTTCCGTGAGACGATTAAGATTACCAGATACATCTAAACGATCTAAAACTACTATTTCACAATCATCATTATGAAGCAAAAATTCAACCATATGATGACCGACAAAACCACAACCACCTGTTATTAAGATTCTTTTTTTCATTTTATATCCTTATATTTGTTTAAACAATATTCAATCTCTTTTTCAGTCACATCTTTTGATAAATTTTGTAATTGATTTGGATGTATTCTATTACAAATTTGACAATCATTTAATATAAATGGGTCGCCATATAGTTTATATAAATTTGTATACATATCACAATCCATCATCATTATTAAACAATCATCAAAATAATGTTTACCTCTAAAAGATAATACACTTGGGGAACTAATTGTATTTATACCTCTTATAATGTTTTCATTATAAGATGGTAAAAAAGGTCTTTGTAAGAAGTGTATGTTTGAACAATGAAAGCATCCGGAAACCAGCCAATTGACTGTATTGGATTCGAATGCTTTTATTATTTCTTGTAATGCGTTTTCCATTACAAAAAAATCATCTTGAAATATTACTTTGATTATTTCAGATGAACAGTTTTTTATTGCATTGTTTGCATTTGGTGAATTACTTCTTTTTAAATGTCTTCCACAGACATATTTTAAATTTAAAAAAGAAGAATAATAATCACAAATATTTTTTATATTTTGATCTAAACTTTGATCGCTAATGACAATTTCTACATCTTTTTCTGTTTGTTTCCAAATACTGTTTAATAATTCGGATAAATAAAGCCAACCACTTCCATGGGCTTCATAAACAGGAATTGCTACAGAAATTTTACTCAATTTTTTTCCAAAATTTTTATTAAAGATGTAAAAGGACTTATATTATTTTCTAATGCGGTATAATAGTTTTGTTCAACTGATTTTATCTTACTAATATAATCTGTGTATGTAAGATTGCAAATATCTTGTGGATTATTTAAAAATATAATTCCATTAGAATCAAAAATATTTCCAATTTTGGGTGCTCCCCAATAAATTGGGATTGTACATGTCAAAAAACAATCTAAAAGTTTTTCTGTAAAATACAAATTTGTATCATCATTTTCTATTGCTACAGAAAAACAATAATCTACAAGTCCATCTTTTTTATCATCAATATAATTAAATCCCATTCCATATAAATCTATACAGTATGGTAATTGGTTTATAATTGCATGTCTAATTGCATGACCTTTTATAAAATTTTTAGAAGAAGATATCATACTTACTAATTTAGTTTTTGTTGGCATGAAAATTGGATTTTTAATCCATGAAGAAAATGATGGGTGTATTTTTTTTACAAAAGGTAAATAAAATAAATCTTCAACACAAGTATAAACTGTTGTATTATTTTCTATAAAAGTGTTTGAATGAACTTTTATATGTTCGATTAAATCGGGAAATAATCCAGGTGATTCATGAATCCATAAAATATTTTTTTTATTTTCTTTAAAATTTATATAATTAACCGTTAAATATATTTCTTTATTACATAAATCCGGTCTTTCAACCAAAAGTTTTTTATGTAAATCAACCCAACAGGGATCAGTTCCTTCTATTTCTAAAGGCATTTAAATAATACTCCAATTTTCACAATATATGTCATTCCAATTTTTTGGCATACTGGGGTTATTACCAAACCACACAGCTGGAGCAATAGTTTTTTTAGAATTACTTAACCAAGAACCCCACCAACTAAAAGAACTATTTGCAATAATGTGATAATCACATAAACTCATCAAACACATATCCGTATATTTGCAATTACTATCAGAAAAAATAAATTGTTTATCAAACGCTGATAATAAATTTTGTGCAAGTATCAAATCATCACTAAAAACTAATATGGGTTTACCATTAGGAAGTAAATCAAAAGCTTTATTGTAATATTCATAAGAACATACTGGATGTCTATCTTCTAAATGAGTATAGTCACCCAAACGTATATGTAATGAGATTACTTCATCTGGTATTTGTTGTCGTATATCATTTGCTTTTGCAGCATATAAATCAGAAAATGTAAATTCTTTTAGTAAATCTGATCTATATTGTTTGAAGTATTTTTCGGTTTGAAAATAACCGCTTATATCAGTATTATCAGATATAGAAAAAATTTCTGGATTATATTCAAAACTACATTCTAAAAAAATAAAATTTATATTAGAATTGTTAGAATCTTGAGCAGTTAAATTTGAAAAACAATTAGGTAAAAAAAAGTTTTTAAACTGTATATCTCCAGTATTAGAGTAAGGTACTCCATATTCAAAATTATTTGTTTTAGCAACAGAAAAAAGAGTCGCATACTGAAACATTTGGTTTCCCAAAAGCCCATGGTGTCCTAATCTTTGAAATGTTATCATAGATATGGCGAATTTCTATCTTCTAATTCATTATCAGTAAAAAACTGCCATTTATTTGCAGATTGTTTATGATCTGCCTGATAAAAATATGGTTTATTTGGAGTATATACTCTTTGACTAAATTGAACTGATGATGCACCCAAATCCCATGGTTGTTTTAAATCTATAATACAATGTTTTGCAGCCTGTGACATAATCTTTTTATATGATTCATTGACATATAATATTGCATGGGTTGCTAATATACCACCTATTCTCAAATAATTTTCATTATATCTTTTTGTTTGATAATAACGGTTGCCTGTAGATATACCAAGATAGATTCCATCAGAATCATCTGGAATATCTAAAATTGGATTAAATGAATCAGTAAATTCAGCATCATCTTCTAAAATTAGAAGAGGTGCTAGGTAATTGTTGTCATCTAAAATATCAATATGAGATTGTGCACAACCCACATAATGTGCTATAGTAGATGGTGTTCCCGGCGGGGGTTCAATTACGCAAGCAGACTTTCTAAAAGTATGTTTAAATCCATAATCTTTTAATTTTTGTTCCATCTGCTTTGCATTTTCTGTTGCTGTATCTAAATTTATCCAAACAACAGGTATTTCACGTAAATCAATTTGCATCATTAGTCCTCACAGAAATTATAGATTATTCTAAAGAATTGTCAAGTATATTTAGTTGACTTTATTTAAACATACTCTATAGTTCTCTTAAAAAGAACTTTAAAGAACAATACTAAAGATGAATCTAGAAGAACTAAAGAACTCTATAACTAAAGACTCTCAAATAGACTCTACTGAGTTAGGTATAGAGTCTCTTAAGATACCTCAAATACACTCTAAGTATCTTAATCAACTTACGGATCTTAAATTACTTTTGACAAAGTACCAACATGAATTTGCCATTTTGCGTTTGCGTAAATGGAAAATTTATACAGGCAAAGCTTCCGAGGAAGAACTTGAAAGTTGGAAAGAAGAACCTTTTGATTTGGATATTTTAAAAACAGATGTGGATAAGTTTATGGAAGCAGATCCAAAATTAATAGAACTCAAATCAAAAATTTCTGTTACAGAGATTAAAATAAAAATGGTTGAAGAGTTTTTAAAGGGGCTCAATAACCGTAACTTTGCCATCAAATCGGCTATTGATTGGCAAAAAATGATGAATGGTATAGTATAAATATTATGTGGATATTGAAGTTGAATCTATAGATGAAGTTCGGTATTTTGTAAAAACCGACAAAAGCACAAAACAAGAGTTGCGTGATTATTTTTCATTTATGGTTCCGGGTGCTCAGTATATGCCAATGTATAAAAAACGGTTATGGGATGGTAAAATTCGTCTTTATGACATTTTATCTTCAACTCTTCCACGTGGATTAAAAGTTTATTTGGAAAAATTTTGCAAAGATCGAACATACGACCTAAATATAAAAGAGACAAAGAATCCTCTATGTATAGCAGAGGACAAACTTACACAGTTCTACGATACATTGCAGGTTTCCGTGAAGAAACAGGCAGTGAAAATGCACGATCATCAACAAAAGGCTATACTGCATGCTTTGAATCATCACAGATGCGTGCTGATTTCTCCTACTGGTTCGGGCAAAAGTTTGATCATATACGTCTTGGTCCGGTTTCTTCAATCCGTATTAAAATCAGATCGGAAAATACTCATATTGGTTCCCACGGTTGGTCTGGTCAATCAGATGGAATCAGATTTTTTTGACTATTCAAAGAACGATAAATCTTGGTCTTGTAAAAAATACATTCAAAAAATAATGGCTGGTGAAGAGAAAGATTTACATAAACAACTTGTAATATCTACTTGGCAATCAATCTATAAACTACCGAAGTCTTGGTTCGATCAATTCGATGCTGTATTCTTTGATGAATGCCATCAAGCCAAAGCCGAATCAATTAACTTCATCGGTCAAAAACTTTCAAAAGCTTGGTTTCGCATTGGAACTACTGGAACACTTGATCAGGCTCAAGCACATAGACTGAGTATTGAAGGTATTCTTGGTCCTGCTATCCAGTTCATTCAA